AACAATATCATCCTTAAATGTAACAATACCTGCAGAAGATATGGTCATCGCATCGGTTGCAGATGCAGAACCAACCGTTCCGTCATCGGGCACAGTAACACTAGTTCCTGTAAGTGCCAGTGTTCCGGCGCTAGAGGGCAGAGTTACTGTAACATCTGCAGTAGATGCGGGTCCAATGAGAGTGACAGCGTTTGTGCCGTTGTCACTGTCTTCAAAAAACTTTACAAAGCCAGCACTGGTTGCGCCGTTTTTAAGGTCAGCACCTGCGTTAATTACAGGAGTTGTAAGTGTTTTATTTGTTAGTGTGTCTGTTGATACCAAAGATACTAAAGTTGAACTGGAACCTGCAGGTAACAACATAGTGTTAGTAACACCAGCAGAGTGGGGCTGTGCTTGTAGTATCTGACCATGTGTATTGACCTCGCAGTTTAACTGTATAGCACCAGAGTTGCTGTTGCCTCGCACTGTAAGATGCCCTGTGCCTTTTGCTTCTAACTCAAGATCAATGTTTGAGTCGTCACCAGTTGCAGACAACTTAGGTGCGTTGCCTGTAGCTGCGTTTGTTACGTCAAACTGGTTGACTGCAGAAGAGGTAGTCTGGAAAATAATCTGCTCATTGCCATTCTCATCTGCAATAAAATGTGCATCATCAATAAGAATGTTATGAGAATTAGTGTCTAGATTAGCGCCCAGTTGTGGCGAGGTATCTTCAACAATATTGCTAAGACCAGATGATGTAGCAAGACCTGCAGTTAGGGTGGATTTTGTAATTCTCTTCAAACCGCCACCAGAAGTGTCAACAGCAAGAAGAACATCATCATCCGCAACGCTGGATATTTCAGATAGATCGCCTACAGCTTTTTCCTCATAGCTAGTGCCGTCAGCAATTAGTAACTTACTAGCTGTATTATCAGGCATACGTAACTGAGCGCCAAGGGTCACATTGCCTGTCAATGTAGAAGCACCAGATACGTCTATAGCGCCGTTGATATCTACAGTTGTTGCTGCGATCTGTATTTCTGTGTCAGCAACAAGATCAAGCTGCCCATCAGTGGAAGAATTAATGTATATCGCTGTATCACGAAACTGTAGCTTTTCTGTGCTAGCCACTAAGATGTCATCTGAAAACTCAAAATAATCTTCATCTTCCATCCATTTTAACACTCCATCGCTTGTGTTTGCGTTGAATGTTAAAACAATATCAGTATCACCACCCTCACCAAGAGTTACTGAGTCAGACTCAAGAGTGATTGCCGTGGAGGCTTCTACATTTACAGTGGGTGCAGTAACCTGAATTACACTATCAGCAACAAGATCAGCTTGCCCATCTGCACTAGAGTGTAAGAAGATTGCAGTATCTCTAAGCTGAAGCTTTTCTGTGGTGGTTAGCAAGATGTCATCAGAGAACTGAAAGTAATCTTCATCTTCCATCCACGTTAATACACCGTCTGTTGTATTAGCGTTAAATGTTACCGATATGTCTGTATCAGCACCTGTGCCAAAAGTGATGGTGTTGCTCAACAGTTTTTCAATGGCACCGCCTTCACCATCAGTACCGTCATGCTGATGGCCCCCTGTCTCAAAAGCCGCGTCAATCGCGTTAAACTCTGTAGTGAAATCGGAAGCCTGAATGACTTCGCCGTCTACAAAGTTAGTGGGGTCAGTTTTATTATATGCTGTACCCATTACATTCTACCTCCCGGTGTAAATTCTAGTGAAAAACCTTTTATTGTGTATGTTGGATTTGTGCTGCTATCGTCAAATCTTACAGCAACAGCAAAACCAGAACCTTCTACTGATTGTCTATACAAAGGTGTGTATGCTTCAGTGCCGTACTCTGCAGTTGCGTATGTACTTGTTCCGTAAAAAGCTGCGCCCTGCGGGTTTGCAAGATCATAAGCTGCAGGAGTGGCTGCAGTTACATCGCCATAGTCATATATCAAACTCATATCTACGTCTGTTACAATGCCTGTTGGGTCATAATTTAGAATGATTCTTTGCATATTTTTTCTTATGCCAACATCACCCATATTGTAGTCAGTGGTTTGATATCTACAGACTATGGCTGTTCCGTCAAAGTCTACGCCACTCTCTTGTTGAAAAACGTATCCGTTATCAAAACCACCATGCAATACCTTTTCAACATCAGAGATATCGCCAAAGGCTGCAGATGCAGGTTTTATGCCTTTTATATCAGCGTACTCCCAAGCAATTTGTCCTGTAGATGTGTTGCGTTTTAGAACAGCGGCTAAACCTAAAGACACTGCGTCAGTATCGCCAGACGTTGGATAAAACAATCTGTATTGTGATTTTGATTTAATAACTAACGAAGAAATATTGCTTATTTGATTTGCTGATAAACCGTTAAGCCTTGCCTGAACCTGCTTAGATATCGTGCCAAGTTCTGTATCACCAATCTTTTCAGTACCAGCAACAGTTCTAAGCCCGTCAGGTGCAAGGTAGATAAGATCACCTCCTATTTCCTGTATGCTAAATCTAGATAGACATCCTATATTTCTTGCAACAGGTTGCAGAACAAAATCTGAAACACTAGAACCTGCTAACCTAAATATACTGTCTTTACAAAATATAACCAAAGTCTCACGAAACTGTTTCATACCAACAATTTCATCGCCTACGGATATCTGTCCTGCGCCGGATGCTGCACTAAAATCATTCTCGCTGTACGGCGCGCTGAACTGTATTATCTGGCGGTTGTTTGTCATGCCAGAAAAGAACAGGTGATTTTTATGTTCAACTACAACTTCTGGCGCTGTTGGTTTAGTTCCTGCGCCTGAACCCGCACCACCCGTTAAAGCTGTATAGGTGCTACCGTCAAAGATAGCTGCATCATTAACTCCGTCTGCCATCGCAATCTTCTCAGTGCCTGTCCAGTTGTACACTGAAAAAGTGTACCTCTCTGCACTGGTACGATTAGTCACAAAGTTTGTCCACCCAGAACCTGTGCTTGTTGCAACATTTGCACCTCTCGCTGCAACAACTTTATCTTGAAAAATAGCTATGCCTAGAACCCCACCGGAACCTGACAACTGATTGCTATCAAACTTTGTAAAACCTCTTAGTTTAGAGTATCCACCCTCAACAGCAGGTTCAAAGTTTTGTAACACAGTGGCCTCTCCCGGCTGCATGACAAAGATGCTTTTGTCGAGAACAAGACCTCCGTCACAGTTTACGGGTAAAGCTTGCACTGGCATTAGACGGCTCTCATGTATTCTTTTTGATTGGTTAGCTCAGTTCTCATTCTACGCACTCCGTTCTCATAGTCACGGAAAGCAAACTGTGCTGCTTGATCATTGCCACGTAATATGTGTATGTAGTATTTTACACGGGCTACAATCACATCATGATATCTAGAAGGTATCTTTGGTTTATCCGTAAATACAGACAGTTCTGGAGATGAGTCATAAAAGTCAAACTCCACCTGATACTGTGTGTTTTCGGGTATGGGCGTAATACCAAAAGCGTTGTCATTCTTAACACGGTATACACACTGAGGCGCAGTAAAACCATCATCAGGAGAGTTGAGAGCTAAGAACTCGTTTTCTCTGTATGACGAATGGTAACGCCCTCTGCCCTCATGATACTCATCAACCGACTTATATTCTAAAGTTTTTGCAGAAGCATCTTCTTCAAACACCTCGATAAAGTCTACGTCTAGGTTTGTTGACGCTGTATTACTAAGACTAATAAAAGTTTGTTGCGTAGATGCAGTAAATGTTGCTGTTTTAATCTCGCCGTTACCTACTGTATCTATTGTAAATGTAGTTGACAGGTCAGAATCTTTGTCACTGCTAGAACCTGCAAACACATTTAGTGTCTCTGACGTTGAAGATATTGTGCCAGAGGCTATTCTTGCAGTAACTCTGTATACTCTATTTTCAACTGTAGGTAGGGCTTGATCTACACAACCAGCGTTCAAACGCAAAACACCCGCCGCATAAGTTCTGCCACTCACAGAGTTGCTAAGTGCGGGGGTGCCGGATGTGCTTGTTCCTGCAGGGTCAGAGCTTCTGCTATCCCAGTACGACCCTAGAGTAAAAGTTTTATCAAAGTTGCCTTGCCGGATTAAATTTTGTGGGCGTAAGAAGAAAGTGTCGTAATCTACATCAGTGCAGAAAGTCATGTCTCCTGACGTAGCGGTAAATGTAGATGACACGCCTGTGAGAGTTTCTGCAGATTGAAAGGTGCCTTCTATTGGCTCAATAAGCATAAACTGTTCTTCGGTGTGGCCCCCATGCGGCGGTACTCTACGCAAAATACCTTTTGCAGAGGAGGTGCCGCCTGTAATCATTTCGTTAGGAGTAAATCCCCCACTAACACTGGATACCTCTACCTTTATAGGATACGTGTATTTGCCTCTACCACCAAATAGGGTATAGTTCGCGCTAAGAAAATTCCAAGGCCATTGTATATACTCAGCTTCAATGTCTCGTATGGCTTTGTTTATGGCTCTTTTAGTTGTTGTTTGAATACCGCGTGTCCCTGACAAACCCGCTGCAGTCTCCGCAATCGTAGTCTCATTGAGGTCTAATAACACGGCGTTAATAAGTTCTACATAATTCATGGCTTGCCTAACTTATGCTTGGTTGGCTAAGAAGAGTTCGTCTATCGTTAGAACTGCTTCTATTCGATCAGCAGTCCCTGCAGTTAACTTGATAGCATCACCCTCGTTAAGATTTAGCTCTAGCAACAAAAGCAGGTGGTCATTTGCTGCTATGCTTTTACTGCCTAATAATTTAAAAGTTGCACTAGCACTTGCATCTGTAAACTCTAAGGTTACAGGCGTAGCGTTACCTGAAGTTTCACAAATCTGTATAGTTTTTAAAACAGCGTCATGACCTGCAGGAACAGTGTACACAGTCGTTTGATTAGTGCTGTTAAGAGCAACCGCTGCGTTACGAAGTCGTACTGCTCTGGCTAGTGTTGAGGTCAAGAATCTAGTCCTTTAATTTTTTTCTTTTGCGGAATAAAATCAAAATCTCCTCCAATAGCTGCTACACATTCTATCGAAGGATTTACATCTGCAACACCTGCTAAAGTAAAAGTTCTAGTTTTTGGATTTATATACATAGTAAAGTTTACAAAAAACTCTCTATCTCTAAATTTAAGTGTAGCAACTTCTCCATGTTGTGCAGCTTGCTTTGCAAGAGTGCCGAGTGGAAAGCACATGGTGCCAAAGGCTTGAGCTTTAACAAAAGTCATACCACAGAATAAAATACCAAAAATATACAGTGAAAATAAAACTAATCTCACTATCATTACATACCCCAAACTTTCTTTAAATACGTTTGAACTAATGTTGACTTTGTAAACATATCTTTCTGTGCTTTCATAAGATAAGCATTTACCTCATACATATTTTGTAAGATGAAAGATTGTTCATATGATACATTAGAAGACATCCACCCTATTATGTTTTGTCTAAATCCCTTAGTGACCTTTTCTACACCATGTGGATATATTATAGGAAAGATTACAGCTTCACCTGCGTTTAACTTCTTACCTATTCTTCCTACTGGTGTAGCTAAAGTAAACTCTCCCCCTTCATAATCATCTGTCAGATTTATGCTCCAGCCGTAGTCAAAAAATACGTTGTTTGATTTTGGCTGCGCTTTAAAAGCGTCTACGTGTAAATCGTAGTAATCACCCTCAAGATATTTGTTATAAAAATTTACTGATACTCTGGTAGGACAATATACACTGTCTATGTAGTGTGTATCGTATAGCTTATCTGTGATTAGCTTCCTTACCTCGTCTGGAACATTCTTTGACTCTTTATTACTTTTTATGTCCTCTAGATCAGGAGCAGTATCTCCCCCATTCTTAAACGTGTTTGAATCAATCTTATCCAAACAAAAAGTTACTTCATCTTCAGTTAGTAGCTTGATAAACATAGGTGCCTCCGTCAATTCAATATCAAAGCAAGAAGGGTGGGGTTTTTAAAAGGAACCCCACAAAACCTTTAGTACAATTACGTACCCGACGAGTCCGTAGCCGCTTCTGTCAGCGGGTTGCGCGAAATGTCAACCATGCAAACGTGAATGCGGAAACGGCAAGCACTTTCACCTGTTGAGCCACCATCAAGGATGAGGGCATCAATCGTGTCAGCACTTGTCAGAATACGAGCGTTGGAACCAGAAGCGCCTACAGCGGCTTCTAGAAATGGCGTAAAGCCAGCGGCGAGTGCAGAACCGTCAACAAAACAGTCTACGTCACCACCAGTAAAGCCAACATCCAGCGTGATCTGACCATTACCACGCGCTTCAAGAACTTCAAGCGCACCAGCAACAATCATGGTATCCGCAGGAACATCAACCAATTGGATGACATCTCCACCTGTACCGCCATCGGCAGTGTCGTGGACCTGCGAAGTGACCACATAAGGGGTAGGCATCCGTGAAGGATGACCAACGGTTCCACCGCCATTGATGGTACGATCAATAGTAGCCATGATTCATCCCTCCCTTAGCTGTAGTCTACAATGCCGAGAACAAGTGACTCAGGGCGCAGGACTTTACGTCCATACACATGAAGACCACGAACAACGTCTGCAAACGCATCGGGGTCACGAATCACTTCAGTCTTAGCAATTGAGTTAGCGGTTGCACAAGCGGAGATGTGACCAGCGAGAACCACGTTCTCTCCAGAACCAACGCCAGAAACCGAAACCATGTCCGTGGTAGTCGTAGCATCAGCCGACTGCCGCAGAGCATTGGATTTGTAAAGCGTGAAGCCCATAATCTTCTGGTTCGTTACCAGACCATTACGTAGCGGTGACGTATCATCGCCAGTAACTTGAACTTCAACGATCTTTGCACCTGCTTTGTACAGGTTCTCATAGACACGGGGAGGTGCTACAAACCAACGGTTCTCTTCAGGAACGTCTTGCTCATCGAGCTTACGAGCCATAAGAGCCATTAGGTTTACAACATCATCACCAGCATCAGAACCTGCAACTGTAACAGGAGTACCAGCAGTACCAAGGTTAGAGTCCGTTTCAATAGAACCGGAAGCACCTTTGATACCCGCGCCATCAAGCATAGCCTGAAGCACGTTTTTGTCGTAGTTACGCTTCAAGGAGAAAGCACCTGAAGAGGTAGCCATCGCCTCAAAGTTAACATGCGATTGACGCTCTTCGATATCATCGACCTTGAACGCAAACGCTTGAGCCTGATCTACTTCCAGAGTAATCTCATCGTCAGCCAGATCCTGCGGAGTAACCACAGCACCACGGGTGTACGCTGAGATGGAGACAGTAGGTTCTTTAATAATACGAACCGTGTCACCATAATTCTCAATCTCCCCGGCGTAGTCAGTGTTAGTAATATCTTCAACAACTGACGCACGGCGGAAAAATTTAAGAACTTTCTGGCTATAGATTTCGGCTTGGAAATTACCGGACGGTAGGTTACCGTATCCGGCGGATACACCAATAGCCATTTCCTTAACCTTTCTCTATAAGTCTAGCCATTTACGATACGACCCTCCGCATTTGCTAAGTCAAGCTCTTCTTCAAGCTTGGCAAACTCATGCGGTTTAAGTTTACGTATCTCTGAGGTTTTCCATATTTTTTTGTTAGAGTCTTTAACAGCAACTGTTTTAGCACTTGTCTTAGTAACAGCTTCTGCAGCAGAACCCTTTGGACGACCTCGTTTTTTGTTAAGCCCTTTGTCGGCTTTGTACAAATCTAGGACACGGGCTGCATACTTAACGTCTGAGCTATTTCCCGTAACTCCTTCTGCAATGCTAGGTGGCTGATCCTCTAACCAAGCTTTAAAGTCATCTGACTTTTTTAGCTCTGGAAAGTCTGGATGCAGGGCTAACAATTGTTGGTATGCACTTTTAGCTTGTAGTTGTTCTTCTCGTTGACTAAGCCGTGCAACTTCTGCACGAAGCTCTTCAACTTCTTTAGAAGCATTTTTTGTGCTTACCTGTTCAACCATGTTATAAACTTCAGGATAACTTTGCTTAAACTGCTCTATTTCAGGGTCAGCTTGCGGTTCAGGAGTCTCATCAAATGAACTAAGCATAGCCTGTTCATTTGTAAGTTTTTCACGCTCCTGTTTCCATTCCGCTACTTTTTCATCATAGTGCTTTTTAAGATCGTCATACCTCTTCTTATAATCATGGTCTTCTTTTTTTGAAGTCTTTACAGAAATAGTTTCCTCGTCCTGTTGTTCTTCAACCACATCTTCTTCAAGGGTAGCGTCTTCTGGAGCATCGTCTTCATAAACGTCTTTACGATACGCGCCCCTATACGGGCCTTGAACTGTGTCTTTGTCTTGTACTTCGGTAGTCATTTTTCCTCCTTGCGGGGCCTCTATGGGGTAGCCGCAGTTGGGTTAGTCCAGCAGGGCCGCTAATTAGCGGGTGGCTGCTAATCGGTGTAGATAGTCATCGTATCTGCACCTTGTTCACGCCTTCTAATATTTTCCTCAGTGGGAAGTTCAGAAGCGGGAATTGGTTTTAATTTTGGCGTTTGCAAATCTGCAAAAGATTCAACCTTTGTGTCTAGACCAGCAGCAAGATCTGAGTGGTCATCAACATAAAAATGATGTTTTCCTATAATCTTAGACAAAATAAATCTGCCACTTTTCATCTGATCATCAAAAAACTTTTGTTCTCTTTCTGTCGCTGCCTTTGGATTATCTTTTTCTCTAATATCTGGGTTTCTGAAGTGTAAGGCACCTCCAGTTATATCCTCTAGCCCTTCTTTAGAAAGAGCCTGTCTTGCAAGTCTTTTTGCTATCTCATAGTTTGGACCTGACGGGTTATTGTAATCTTTATTACCATAACTACTAAAAGCATTATCTTGGCTTATAACTTTACTTGCTTCTTTAAGATTTCCAAAACCAGCCGTTTTATCTTCAATTCTATTCATAACAACATTAGCTACAGCTTGCATACCTGCTTCTCCATCAACTCCAGCCTCAGAGAAAAGTATGCGAGCTAACATATCTAAGTTCTTATCTACTTTACCACCCTCCTGCGCTCTTACAGGAGCTTGGCCTTGTGGGGCTTCTTGTGTTTCTTCAATCTTTTCTTCTGTTTCTTTTTTACCTCTAGCGTTAATCTTATCAAGTAAGTCCTCTCCGATAAGGGCGACTAATTGAGGTGGCACATAAACTTCTTGCTCAGATATCCTACCGGGAACATCGCCATTTACTTGTTGTGCTGGTCGCGTAATCTTACCCACATCAATCTTTTCACCTGTCATCTTTTCATGTTGTGCAGCAGCAGGTTTAATTAATCTTTCTAGTATATCAATAAGTCCTGCTTTTCTTACAGCAGAGGCGTTTATAATATAAGAGCCGTTTTCAAAATTTATATCTGACTTATCACTTACCGTGTTTGCTTCTGTGTTAGCAACTGCTTCATCATCTATTACACCAGCAACTGCATCTGCCTGTCGCGGCATTGATCTCTCAGGCATACCACCAAGCTTCAACTGTTGCATCTCTTGATCCATTGGGGGAGCGGGGGGTGGCTCCTCTTCAGGCATCGGTAGCGTTGGCAGTTCCTCTTCTGGCATAGGTTGTTCCATAGGAGCTTCTGGCTGTGGAGCTTGTTCCATGCTAATCTGTACGTCAAAAACATTTAACACAGATTGTAGCTGCTCATCTGACAGCATAGACATAGCCTCTTCTGCAACTGCCCTTTGTTCTTCAGGCATAGCTGCTAAATTTTGTTCTACTTGTTGTATTGTTATCGCTGCCATAAATATTCCTAAAAAATTATTAATATAAACCGCCCTCATCATCAGCAGCGCCAAAGCCACCGCTGCCGTCATCTTCACCAGCACCATCTGTACTTTCTGCGGCTGCTACATCAGGATCAACTGTTGCGTCAAACGCCTCATTTAAAGCAGCATCAAACGCCCCCGCATCAACACCACCACTACCTATGCTGGGTGCGCTTGTTCCATAACCAAACCCCGGATCTTCCGTGTCAATTAAATTAAACTCAATTGTATCAAATTTGTTGGGGTCCATAAGTAGTTGTGAGGTTGATCTTGCAAACTGTTGTTCAGCCTTGTTTGCTGCCTCTTGTGCAGTAATATTATCTCTAGCCATAAAGTCTCGAACTACGTTTGTTATCTGCTTATCTATGAGACTGTGTTGAGGTTGAAAGGTTAAGTCACCTGTAATGCTCATTACAGCATCTGCAATCTCTATGTCCTGAAGACTAGGGTCGCCTTCAGGCGCGTTATATCTATCGCCTATGGCTTCGGATGCTGCGTCTTGCATTTCTTGTATGTAATTTTGAAAATCTGTGGGTAAACTTAAAAAATCTGGCTGACCAAAAACGTCTAAAGCACCCAAAGTTTCAGCATATTGTTGAGCTTGCTCCCGCTGCATTCCATTCATAATTGCTTGATATGCAAATTCAAAATACTGTTTG